AGGGGAACTTTGACCCTAAACAATAAAGTGTTAAAGTTTTTGTGATTGGTTATTTTTTTATATAGCTTTGTTTAAAACAATAAGGCATGAAGATAATATTCAACCTCCCCAAGTTATTTATCATATTCCTGCTTCTTATATTCTTTATGATATTTGAAGGATTGGTAGTGTTGGTTTACTACATTGTAGAATCTCCACTATCATTCATTAAAGAATCAATAGAAAAGATAATTAGAAAACTATTAAAATACGTAAGGTAATGGGAAAGACTAAAGAACTTTTAGAGTACGAGTGGTTCTTAGAATCACAGAGAGCAGAACTCCATTGGATGGAACAAGAATATGAACAATCAAAAAACGATTATGCAAGAAAGTATAACAACCTTAGACAACAAGGTCTGGTCTAAATCAGAATTACTAGAGAAGATGATGGATGATGAATTCTATTATCAGTACCTAGGGAGAAACGTCTTATCTAGTAGCTCTGTAAAGAAACTACTAGACTCGCCAAAAGCCTATGAGGATTCTTTGTTGGTTGGTTCTAAAACTAATCCTGCATTTGAATTTGGGTGGCTATTCCATACAGCGATACTAGAACCTCATGTATATGAGAAGCAGGTGTTCGTGGATATAAAGGGTAGAAATACAAACGTATTTAAGGAAGCTCTAAAGGAACACCCAAGACCATTCACTATGAGTGAGAAGGAACAGGTAGAGAGATTGGCAGAATCGTTCTACAATAATTCAAGAGCTGTTGATATAATGCAACATACCCAGAAGGAAGTTCCTGCTATCGGTAATCTATTTGGGATGCCATTCAGAGCTAAGGCTGATGTCTTAGGGGATGGATATATAGTAGATTTAAAAACTACAGGAAACATAAATAAGTTTGAATACTCCGCAAGGGAATATCTTTATAGATGTCAGGCTTACATTTACTGCAAGTTATTTGATGTAGGTTATGAGGATTTTACTTTTATAGCTATCGACAAAACTACAGCGACCATTGGATTCTATGGGGTAAGCGAAAGGTCTTTCAATGCAGGTAGATATGACGTTGAACAGGCTGTGGATGTCTACAATGAATATTTTGTAGAAAAGAACAAGGAGATTTACGACTACGAATTAGAAGGAGATATATAATGTATAGACCTTTGCCAGAAGAATTAACGATAAGAAATAGCAGTATACATGGACAAGGTGTGTTTGCTACGGAAAAGATTGTAGCAGGGCATTGTTTTGGAGTAACCCATCATTATACTGAGAAACTAATTAGAACGCCTCTAGGAGGGTTTATAAACCATAGCGATAGTCCTAACTGTTTTATAAAAGATAATGAAACAGAGAGTCTACTATACACCGTGAGACCTATAAAAAAAGGAGAAGAACTAACAGTATATTATAGAAAATATGATATTTGAAACGATAACTATCTTTTACATAACAGGAATTGTAATGTTATTAGTAGTTTTATTTTTAGAGAAGTAAATGTATTTAGATAAGCAAGAATGTTTTAACGACATACTTCATTCACTTAGGTTGGGTGTTTTGTTCGAAGAAGACATAAGATACCTTTTGGAATTCTATAAGGAGACTGAAAACTACGAATGTTGTCAGGGTGTTGTAGATGCTTACGTTGAATTTAAAAGAGAAATAAATGGAATTATCACAGATTAGAGAATTAGTAGAAAGTGAATTTAAAATAGATATATCTCAGGCAACAAGGATAAGGGAGGTTGTTTATGTCAGAAACTTATATTATAAGTTAGCAAGAGACTATACTTCGTTTGGGTATTCTGATATAGGCAAAGAGATAAATAAAAATCATGCAACGGTAATTCATGGGGTTAAAACTATGGAAGAGGTAGTGTTACTTTATGATTCTAAGTTTATAAAGGCTTACTCTAAAATATCAAGAATACTTAACAAGCTGACAAATGACCCTAAGAAATATCTTGAGCCTGATAGTTACTACAGAGAGAAGTATAAAGAATTGGTATTCGAACACAGGAAGCTCATCCATATATTTAGAGATGTAGATAAGGAATTGAAACGTGTTAAAGGATTGGAGGTTTCTCATGGATAATGAAGAAGAAAAAAGACCAATGAAAAGGAAGGTTGATGGCAGACGTAATAACGGTGCTGTCAAAGGTATCTCCAGAGGACAAGGGAGACCTCGTAAGACTGCCGATAAAGATATAGCAGGGATGACCCTCAATGCCATGAAGAAAGCTTTTGGCAGTGAGGAGAAGGCTTGGATAGAGGTTGCCAAATTAGCTAAGGATGGCTCAGTTCAACACATGAAATGGTTGCTTGAGTATAGATATGGCAGACCAAAAGAACAACAGAATATAAATATAGACACCAAGGTTAATATCCCAGTGATAGACTTTAGTAAACCTAAGACAATAGATATAACACCAGAAGAAGATGGCGAGAGCAAAACAGATTAGAGACCCAAAGAACTTCCCAAAGGATTTTTGGAATTACTTAGTGAATCCAATATTAGGATACTATGTAAAACCTGCATCTGAGGTTTGGGGTAAACGTGATAAGAAGGATGAATAAAGATAAAATAAAGTTTATTCCATGTGATGAATTCGAGCAGATTTATCATAAACAGAAACAAAAGAACGTAAAAAATAAAAGTAAGTATAAATCGTTATATAATATAAATAAAAGAAATTAATGAATGGATATATAAAAAGAAATCTTGGATAAAGTAAATCTAAATCCTAAATACCAATCTCTGTTCGATTCAGATAGCAGATACAGTGTGATTACTGGAGGTAGGGGTTCAGGTAAATCCTTTGCAGTAACAGTGTTCTTGGTGTTACTCACTTATGAAAAGAACAACAAAGTCTTGTTCACTCGTTACACAATGAGTTCAGCGAGTATGAGTATCATCCCTGAATTTATTGAGAAGCTAGAACTGATGGGAGTTATAGAACACTTCACTATAACTAAATATGAGATTATAAACAATCTAACAGGAAGCTCCATATACTTCTCAGGGATTAAAACTGCAAGTGGAGACCAGACTGCCAAACTTAAATCTATTAGTGGTGTCAATACTTTTGTATTGGATGAGGCTGAGGAATTGAATGATGAGGAAAGCTTTGATAAGATAGATTATTCTATTCGTGCCAAAGGTGTAAAGAACAGATGTCTGTTAATCCTAAACCCTACTACAAAAGAACATTGGATATACCAAAGGTTCTACCAGAACAGGGAAATACCAGATGGATTCAATGGTCAGAAGAATAATGTGAATTATATCCACACCACCTACCAAGATAACGTTGAGAATTTAAGCGGGTCATTCGTGAATCAACTGGAGGAGATGAAGGTACGCAGACCTGATAAGTTTAGGCATCAGATAATGGGAGGTTGGCTACAGAAAGCAGAGGGTGTAATCTTCACTGACTGGCAGATTGGGCAATTCAATGAGGGTATAGATTTAAAGGCATGGGGCTTGGATTGGGGATTCTCCAGAGATGCCTCAGCCCTTGTAAAGGTTGCCATTGACAAAGATAGAAAAATAATCTGGGCAAAAGAATATTTATATAAAAAGGGATTGGTTACTTCTAATTTATATGATGAATGTATCAGACACGCAGGAAAGGAACTAATTATCTGCGATAATAGTGAGCCTAGGCTTATTGCAGAACTATCCACCAGAGGATTGAATCTAAGCCCTACGATAAAAAAGAAAGGCAGTATCCTGTCTGGTATTGCACTGATGCAAGACTATACTATAAATATAGAGGGAGAGAATTTAATCAAAGAGTTCAATAACTATGCTTGGGCTGTAAATGGCATAAAACCTATTGATACTTATAACCACCTTATTGATTCATTACGTTATGCTGTACAGTATATGTTGACTCGTTCAGTACCTAAAGGAATGTATATTGTAAAATAAATTTGGTGGAGTCAAAAATAATTTATAGATTTGACTGTTTCATTTGTTTATTTAGTTAATAGTTTGTTTAGAGAGCCACCTGAAAGGGTGGTTCTTTTTTTTGTTACAGATAATAAGGTCTTTTTCTAACCAATATATGGTTATATGTTTTTTTTGTTTAAATATTTGGCAGTTGCAAAATAATTACTATCTTGCAATCGAATTAAAACAATAAACATTATGATTACACTACAAGAAATCTTAAACAAAGTATCGACAGGCAAAGTATTCTCTGCCAAGTTCGTTAAGAAGGATGGCTCTATTAGAACCATGAACTGTAGAACTGGTGTTGTAAAACACACTACAGGCAAAGGTTTATCCTTTGACCCAATTACCGCTAACCTTATCCCAGTGTGTGATATGAATTTACTTGCTAAAGGAATGGAGGAACGTTCCTACAGGTTTATCAATTACAGTAAACTTATCTGGATTAAGATAGAAGGTGAAACGTTTAACTTTAATAACAAGTAATTATGACTATATTAGATGCAATGCAACTTGGTGATTGTGGAAACGAAATTATCTATTTACTTAATGAAATCAAAGATTCAGTGACAAGTGATGATTTTGATGACGAAAACCACAGGATGGAATATATTGATGATTCAATCTACATGATAAAAAACGAACTAACAAAACTAAAACTAAGGTAATTATGGCAACAATGAAAATCACACAACGAAGCCCAGAGGCTTGTTATATTACGATAGAAAACCAATTTGGTAAATACACATTCTACATTGACAATTCTACTGGAGAACAAATCATGAAGTGTTGGAGTGAGGAAGAACAAGACCCAGTAAAACTAATACATGATATCTGGAACGCATGATAGACCCAACAAACAACACAGAAGGAGATATCTTTGAAGAGATAGTAGGAGATACCTTAGATTCGATAGAGAATAATCTATCGTACATTATAGATGAATATCTTAATACCTCATCAGTGAGGGGAGAATGGCATGAATGGTTCTGGGATAACAGAAACGAAATCAAGTCAGCGATAATGGATAAAATTAAAATAGATTTATAATGGAAACACAACAAGAAAATAGATTAAAACAGATTAAAGAATCAAAAGTAGAATGGTTTGATTTATTTGCAGATTACATTTACGACAATAATTCAAACCTATACAATGAAGCGTGTGAATACGCAGATAGGATACAGATGGAATCATGAGAGGTATAGACAAGTTATTTAGATTTGACCAACTCAGTAGGGAGTCTCAGATTGAGGCTCTCTACAATGAGACAGAAGCTACTATCAAAGCAGGTTATTTTTATGCCGATGAATCTATAAATAGTCTATTTGAATTTGCCGATATAGTGAAAGCTAAGATTTCTTATTTTGACATAGATTTTTATGATGAAAATCAAGAGAGTTACTGTACATTCAAACCCCAATGGAAGTACAAAGAGATTGATTGGCATGAGATAATTCAAAACCTATCTAAGACCGATGGACTATTCACTGGATACTTTGCAGACGTCCACCTATTTAGAGAGCTTAGGGAGGCAGTTTATGAGGACAATGAACTCAACCCCAACACAATCCTTAAAAGATGCTTTAACGAGTGGCTGAGAGCCTGTAGAGAGGAAGCAAATACTTATATAAGTGAGGATTACCTTAGAAGTAAATTTGAAGCAGGTGATTTCCTCTTTTTAGAGGATGGCACTTATTTCTCAAGAGGGGATAATCCCCTTAGTTATTTAGTTTAATTTAATATAATAAAAAAATGGAATCATTATCATTACAACAAACACAAGAAAGGCTATCAGAATTAGTCCAATTCAAAAAACAAAACAAAACAAATGTAAAGTTTGAAGTAGGAACTACTAAGGATTATGGCTTGTTTAAGTTCTTTAATTATAATAGAGCTATTAAGAGAGCTAATCTAAAAGCAATAAAGAAAGCAATTCAAAAGAGAGGTCTTATAATGCCTATTCTAGTAACTAAAGATTTTAAGGTTATTGATGGTCAACATAGACTATTAGCTTTAGAAGAACTTGGAATGGAAATTCATTATGTTATAGCCCATGATTATATATCTAACGATGTAGAGGAGGTAAATAATGTGGGTCAGAATTGGGATATCAGAGCAAGAGTAAACAACTTAGCTGAACATGGAAATGTAAATTTTATTGAACTTTTAAATATGTACAAGGAATGGGGTCATACATTTTCAGAAGGTGCTATCAATGATGCTTTTTTTAAAACAGGTGCAAATTCATCTAAGGCAATAAGAGATAAATCATATACTATTGACAAAAATCTTGGAGCTGAAGTTTTAGAAAATGCTATGGTTATGAATGATATCGTGATTAAAGCAACTCAGAGTAAATTCGTGAGAGCGTTGAAAAGTGTTATGATAAGTAATTCCAATTTCGATATAGATACTCTTAGATATAAAGCAGAGAGCAGGAGACTAAATGTATATAACAATGAGAGTGAAATCAAAGAGGAAATCATTGAAGTTTATAATTATCGCACCAGAGAAGTTAAGAGAATAAAATAAATTCAATAGGTGTAAATTCAATACCCTTAAATGTGAATTCAATACCCCCCAATGTGAATTCAATACCCCCTTTTTTGGGGGTTTTTTTGTTGCCTATTTTACATAATTTTTAATATGTTAAAGTTTTGTTAAAATTGCCAGAATAGTTTTTTGGTTTACCTTTTTTTCTACTTTTACGGGTGAATACGTTATTTGACATTTCGGCATTAAGTGAGCTTTTGAGCTATTTAGCGACCAAGACAGAATATTATTAGCAGGAACACATAAAGAAACGAGCGAAAATTTCACAACGAAAGGGTATGAAAGAACCGACTATTTGTAGAAGGCTCACTTTTATAAAATCAACTATTAACTAAAAATTAAAATTATGCAAAACGGATTAAATCAAAATGATTATATAATGAATTGCGAAATATGTAATTCACTAATGTCAACAGAAGAACACGAATTTTGTGATATTTGCGGGGACTGTTTAGAAAACTAAAAATTAACTATTAACTAAAATTTAAAACAATGAAACAAAACAAACTAATCCAAGTAATTGACACAGTAAGCAAAATTTTATTAACGCTAATTTTTTTAGCTTTATTTACATTAATCATTAAACATTCATAATCATGAAAACAACAAAACATATTAAAAAACTAGCTCAGGAAATCACAAAGAATGAGGAACTCCAGTACATCGAACACTCAAAAGAATATATTTTAAAGGAACTCACCAAAATAAAAAACGCACTTTTAAAGGGGCGATTTTATGCGGGTGTTGTTTCTGTGAGTAGGTCTGGAATGAGTAGAAAAATAAAACTTGCTTACATCTACAAAAATAAACTAATAACCATTAGAGACCCTAAACTATTAAAACTGGCAGGGGTGAGCCCAAAAGGCAGTATTTCGGGGTGTGGTATGGATATGCTTTTTCACGCTCAATATACTCTATTTCATAACCTACACACAAACTATAAAAAAGCTAATTATCAAAACAGACTAAAACCCTATAAAAACTATTAACATGGAATTCAGGAAAAAAATATCTTATACAATGAGCAACGGAAAAACCGTTACTACAATTAAAACCTTTAGAAATTTACAGCATTTTGATAACTATTATAATAAGCTAATAAAGTCAGGTTGCAACGTTTCAAGCATGGAACGGGCAGTCGATATAATAGGTGATATTAATAAAGTAGCAATACAGGACAAAGATTTTTACAATAGATTAATTGGTAAATTTTAACTCATGGCAAATAAGGAACAATTTCAATACAACAGAAAAAGCAAAAAGTTTATTAGTGAACTTAACAAAAGTATTACTAATGATAATTTAAAGTGTGGGTTTTGTAATCTTGACAATGAAATAAATAATTTTATTTGTAGTTCCTGCGGTTTTCCTTTGGATTTGAATATTACTCAAAATGAGTTTGGATTACCCGAAATAAATTAAACCTTACTACTAATTAATTAAATTTAAGCGCTCATTTAGGGCGCTTTTTTTATACCCTATATTTTGGTAAATGGTTGAAAGTCAATAAAAGAGAATTAAAAAGAGGGTGGATAGGTAGCTTCCTATGCCCTCACATCCATTTTAAGGCTATTTACAGCCGTTTTAAGAGACTTTTATATAATTCTGGTATATAGACCCCACTGAGACAATTATCGTTCGTTAGAGAGGCTTATTTGAAGGGGACTCTGACGGAAAGCCGAGTGCCGCAGCTTATTAACCTACTCTCTACACACAACACATTTTGCACCTGCCACTTGGATTAGTAATATTTATTTAGTATCTTAGCAATACCCATGAGGAAAGCTAAAAAGAAAAAGGAACTTTTTATTGGCATCTACAGAAAAGACCAATGGAAGTGTTGCTCATGGTGTCTAGATAATAACATCAAGGTTTCTTTAGTGCCGAAGAGGTATAATCAAGAAGATTATCAAATCGAAGTAAATCTATTTGGCAACATCACCAAAAGCGATGTAAGATATTCCTTTGAAGATTCCCAGATGAAATACTGGGAGCTATACTGTTTTCTCCATGACAAATACAATAAATAATTGCACGTGCCTATTTGGCATATAGATGTATAAAGTTATTTTTATTTCAAGTAATATATCACTATATAGAGTAACATGGTATACACACAGAGTAACACAGTATACACACAGAGTAACATGGTATACACATAGAGTAACTCTATACAGTGTAACTCTATATATATATAACTATATATATTAATATGCCATTTAGACAGTTGCAATTTATTAAGGTACATTTTATTGATTTTTAATTATTATAATATATGAGAAAGAAGATTGAGTTAGAAGTTCCAACAACTCTAAATGATATTACTCTTGGGCAATACCAAAAGTACATTAAGGTATCAGATGAAAATGAGGGAGCAGATGAATTTCTAAATAAGAAGCTCATTGAAATATTCTGTAACATTACATTGCGTGATGTAGAACAGATACCGATGGTAGAGGCAGAGAAGGTTATAAATATCCTTGGAGAAGCATTTAAAGAAAAACCTAGTTTGATTAGGCACTTTAATCTTCTTGATGTTGAAATGGGGTTTATCCCTAAACTTGACGATATCTCACTTGGAGAATACATAGACTTAGAAAACTTTATTTCTGATTGGCAACAAATGCACAAAGCTATGGCAGTGCTTTTCCGACCAGTTAATTTCAAATCTAAGGATAAGTATACCATTGCTCCTTACTCTCCAAATGAGGACATTCAGAATCTCATAAAAGAGATGCCAATGGATGTTGTAATGGGGGCGATGGTTTTTTTTTACGATTTAGGGAAGGAGTTGTCTCTAGCTACCCTGAATTATATGGAGATGGAGATGCGGAAGAATCCACAGACCTCTCAGCTCAAGGAAACTTTAGCTCAAAGTGGGGTTGGTATCAGTCAATTTACGCACTTGCTAAAGGAGATGTCCTCAAATTCGATGACGTTACCTCACAAGAGCTTTTCAAGTGTTTAAACTATTTAGTATTTGAAAAGGAGAAGAATCAGTTAGAGGCTCAAATGATTAAGAAAGCATATAAAAAATAATGAAAACATACTATAATCTTATTGACAACATCTACAATTATTTAATTGGCAATAATAATATCAATACTGTTACATTTGGCGATATAATGGAAGTGGATTTGTCTAAGCAAACGATATTTCCACTATCCCATGTAAACGTCAATGATGTAACGTTTGATGAATTTAAGATGACTTTCTCTATGAATATTATAGTTATGGATATTGTAGATGAAGATAAAGATGATAAGCAGGATAAGACAAAACCTCATCTTGGTTTGGATAACAAGCAAGATATCCTTAATTCAATGCTTACTGTTATTAATGGATTGCAAAGCTCACTTCGTAGAGGTGGCATGGAAACAAACGATTATGAACTTAATGAAACTGCAACTGCGAGTCTGTTCGAAGATAGGTTTGAAAACTTGCTCACTGGTTGGTCAATGGTTATCAATATAGAAGTTCCTAATAATGATATGGCACTAATTAACGCTGATGGTACATCATGTCTGTAAGTAGATTGAAATTACGCAACACAGAGGCTTATATGTTTGGTTTTTCCAAGCGTTTAATCAAGCTCCTTAAAATAGAAATTGGCAGGAACAGACAACGTAGGTATCCCCCTACAAAGTCATTTCCAAACGGTAGAACCATAAACGAACCTATAGATTCCACAGGAAGTTTAGCTAATAGCCTTAGAGTTAAGATGACCAAAGCAAGGCTAAATAAATTTACAAGCGGAGGTTCTTTTTCATTAGGGGTTACAGGTAATAGCTATGGAGAGAAAGTAGATGAGGGTACTAAGCAAGTTCCCGATGTGGATGAATTAGTAGATTGGATAAAATCAAAGCCTGTTAGGCTTAGAGATGCTAGAGGTAAGTTTCTTACTAGAAGCGATGCTGCAATAAGAACTATAGCAGGTCTTATAAGACGTAAAATAAGAACTTATGGTAGTCAACCTACTAATTTTATAGGGGATGCTATAGAGATTGCGATGCAACAAATAAATGCTATAGCTGACCCATTAGAAAAAGATATACATCTCAACTTAGATGA